TAATTTCTATATTTATTATACATCTATATCGATGTATTGTCAATACTTTTTTTGAAAATAAATTAAAAAAAAGCAAAAGTTGGCACCTAAAAACAAAATTAAAGGTTTATAATTTATAATAAGGCAAAGCCCTAAAAGTATTAATCAAAGTTTGGTTACAAGGGCAACCTCCTTCATTTTTCCTTCTTTCATCCGGGCGGCACGCGCGTGAGCTGGCTGCACCGGTTCATGTTTATATTTCCTCCTATATATTTTTTGGCAGCCGGAAACAGACGGCAATGGGTGGTGATGAGCCGCCCACCACATGAGATATGGCATAAGAGTATGCAGCTATACGCACTGGTGCAATTCCGGTATATCTCTCCAAGGCCCACGCACAGGGCCTCAAAATAAAAACGGCTGTGAAGAGTCGTTGTGTTGTAATATCTGGGCAGGCGACGTCAATAAGTCCTGTCATTGATAATTCAGCAGCCTTTGTGGGCTGCTATTTTTATACCCAAAAGCAAAAGGAGCTGGTAGTATGGACGCAGTAGCTGAGCGCCGGAAGCTGCATAACCGCATATCTGACTTGCTGGCAAAGCCACGGCGTGGCAACAATGACGAGGCAGAGCTTGACCGACTGCAGCGTGCACTTAAGGATAACTTGTTACATATCGGAAGACCAGAAGAAAATGCGGGCGGTGGTCCGCCGTGACAGATAAACAGAAGCGCTTTTGCGATGAATATCTAATTGACTGCAACGGCACACGAGCTTATAAGGCCGCATACCCGAGTGTCAAGAAAGACAATACAGCTGCGGCAAGTGCTGCAGCGCTTCTAAGAAATCCTAATGTGCAAAAGTACATTGCCGCTGCTGCTGAAAAGCTGCACAATGAGAAGACCGCAGACGCGCAGGAAGTCCTTGAATACCTCACAGATGTCTTGCGCGGTACAGCAAAATCGCATGAGATTGTTGTTGAAGGCACGGGTGATGGGTGCAGCGAAGCACGGGAGGTTGAGAAGCGGCCATCTGAAAAAGACCGGCTGAAAGCCGCTGAACTTCTTGCAAAGCGGTATGGCCTGCTGACCGACAACGTGAATGTATCCGGAGAAGGGATGGTGCAGATTGTTGACGACATCCCCCAGACAGGTAAAACTGACTGATATTATCGCTCCATCGTTCTATGACCTCCACCACGATATTGTGGCGGGGGGTCATACTTTTTATAAACTTGCCGGTGGACGCGGCTCCACAAAGTCGTCCTTTGTCGGAACAGAAATTCCTCTGGGAATCATGCGGGACGCAAAGGCAGGGAAATTCACAAATGCGGCAGCCTTACGGCGGTATGGCGTTGACTTGAAGGATAGTGTTTATACGCAGCTTCTGTGGGCAATTGATAAGCTCGGTGTATCGCACCTTTGGAAGGCATCCCTTTCACCGCTGCGGCTTACGTACAAGCCAACCGGGCAGCAGATTCTTTTCCGCGGCGCTGATGACCCTATGAAGATGAAGTCAATCAAAGCCCCTCGAGGGTACATCAAATACCTGTGGTTTGAGGAGCTGGACGAATTTGAGGGTCCGGAGAAAATCCGCAGCATTCAGCAGTCTGTTCTTCGCGGCGGGCCGAAATTCACAGTGTTCTATAGTTTCAACCCACCGCGTTCGCAGCGCAGCTGGGTCAATGACCAAACCGAATTCAGTGAGCCGGGTATGGTGGAACATCACAGTACCTACTTGACTGTACCACGGGAGTGGCTCGGCAGTGAATTCTTACTTGAAGCAGAGCACCTGAAAGACGTAAAACCGGAAGCCTATGAACATGAGTATATGGGCATTGCGACCGGGACAGGAGGAGAAGTATTCACAAATGTGAAAGTTCGGAGGATTACGGACGAAGAAATCCGCCAGATGCCACGTCACCGCTTCGGCCTTGACTGGGGGTTTGCCATTGACCCGTTTGCATTCGTTGCCTGCGGGTACGACCGCAAGCGCCGGCGCCTGTGGATTTACGACGAGGTGTATCAAGTTGGCCTTACCAACCGTGCCGCAGCCGAGCAGGTAAAGCAGCACGGCGGGCAGGGGAAAGATATTGTCTGTGATTCAGCCGAGCCCAAAAGCATTGCGGAAGTTCGCGGCTATGGCTTGCGCGTTCGCGGTGCCAAGAAAGGCCCGGACAGTGTGGAGTATGGTATTCACTGGCTGCAAGGGCTTGATGAGATTGTAATTGACCCAAAGCGTTGCCCACATGTAGCACGTGAATTTGTGGAGTATGAGCTGGACCGCGACGCACGCGGAGAGTTTAAGGCCGGATATCCCGACCATAACAACCACGCAATCGACGCGGTTCGCTATGCGTGCGAAGATGATATGAAGAATGTGAGGGTGGTGTAAATTGTACGTAAGTGACCTTGACCTGATAAAGGCACGTTTGACAATCGAGGGCAAGCTCAATCAGTCGGAAATTATCAAGTTGATTCTCCGCGATTGGTCAATAGACGAGAAGCAACGGTTCATGGCCATTGGCGAACGCTATTACAACGGCCAGCATGATATTCTGGAGCATGACTTCCGGCAGTCGATTGTTTACGATAAAACACCGGCAGAGGACAGTCTGGATGGCAAAGAGCACGAAATTGCGCAGACCATTACAAATTCCAATAATTCCAATATGCACAACATTCACCCGTTCTTCCGTCTGCTGGTGGACCAGAAAGTCGGGTACATCGTTGGCAAGCCGCCGACCGTCAGCGTTGAGGACGACAAAGCATTTGAAACGGTAATAACGAATATCACAACAGATGAGGAATTTCCAGACATGCTGGCAGACTGGGTGAGAGAAGCGTCCAAGAAAGGCGTTGGCTGGGTGCATCCGTATTACGACCCGGACGGCTCCCTGCATTACATCGTTGTCCCGGCAAATGAGGTCATTGCCTTTTACGATTCCGAGCACCAGCGCACGCTGGAAGACGTTGTGCGCTTTTACACGTTCAGTGTTGCCTCGTCCGGCCAAACCGTACAGCGCTATAAAGTCGAATGGTGGACGGACCATGACGTCACTTATTACGTTCAGGACGAACAGGGCAATTACCTGCTTGACCCGTCTTATGCCATGAATCCGGCGCCGCATTGGTGGAATGTAACAACCGTTGACGGGGCGGAAACGAGCCGGGAAGCGTATAGCTGGGGCCGTGTGCCGTGGGTACCACTTTACAATAACAGTGAAGCAGCAAGTGACCTCGGCGGGCAGGACGAGAGCGGACAGCCCTGCGGTATTAAGTCCCTGATTGACGCTTATGACATGATTTCCTCGGCCACGACGAACGACCAGATAGACCTTGTGGCGCTGTACTGGATTGTGCGCGGCTTTGGCGGGGAGACCAGCCGCGAAATTGTCAAGCGACTGCAGATGAACAAGGTTGTGAATGTGTCCGGCGGGGATGCTGGTGACGGTGTGACTGCTCAGCAGGTAACGTTATCTGTTGCCGACCGCTGTCAGTGGCTGGATATGCTACGACATGATATTTACCATTTTGGCATGGGCATTGATACCTCGGACGAACAGTTGGGCAATAATCCGTCTGGCGTTGCGCTGAAATTCAAATACACGCAGCTTGACCTGAAAGCAAATCCGCTGATTCTGAAACTGAAAAAGGCATTGAAAGACCTGTTCTGGTTTCTGACGGATGATATGAACCGCCGGGACGGTACGGACTACGACAGTTCCAAAATCGTTGTGACGGTCAATAAGACGATGATTGTGAATGATGCGGAAACCGTCCAGATGATTATGCAGTCCCGCGGGCTGGTACCTGATAAGATGCTGCTTGCGCACCATCCGCTTGTCGACGACGCGGAACAGGCCGAAAAAGACCTCGAAGCGCAGCAGGCAAAGCAGGATGAACGGCGCAGCCAAATGTTCGGGAATAATGATGTGCCGCCCGGCGGTGATGAAGGGGATGATGGAACGTGAAAGGCAAGCACCATATTGGCTGTTTGAATGATTTAACAGCAAACTGTCTTTGTATGAAATGCGCAAAAGATGATTCGGCGAAAGGCACCACTGATGACGTTTGTTGTATACGTCATTTTGGCCGTAATTGCGTTTGGAATCGCGGCAATCAATGCCCTGACTTTGAACCTGAATCACCGGACGGTAATGCTGAATGAAATCCGATGAATATTGGGTGTTCCGTTCCCTGCAGCGCGAAGCGGAAGCCCACGATGGCACTGCCGACACCTTGAAGCGCCTTGCTGCTATGTATGGCGATGCTGATAAAGAGCTCGTCAAAATGATTGACCGGATTTTTCAGAACTTCCGGAAGTATACGGGCATAAGTGAGCAGGAAGCCCGTGAACTGATGTCCGTACAGGAAACCGCCGAACTGCTTGCCGAACTTCGCAAACGGTATGAAGAAACCGGAGATGCGGCAGCACTGGCAAAGC